GAGATGACAAGCGTGAGCCTCATGGAGAGAATGATTCGCAGTCGCGCTCGCGTGAGGGCGGCTGACATCCTAGCCCAGTCCATCACAAAGTATCAGAAGGAAAGTTTGTCCAATGCCTACGCTGAAGTAAGGGACAGCCATATCTTGTGCGATGACACTTCTGGTAAATCTATCGGATATATCAAAGCTGTGGCTCGCCGCGCCCACCAGAAGGAACCGTTGGATCTGATCATTATCGATTACCTCCAGTTGTTGCGCGGAGACAGCAAGCGCAGTAAGGACAACCGCGTCAACGAAGTCGAAGAGATCAGTGGTGGAATCAAAGAACTAGCCAAGACTCTGCGTGTACCAGTTTTGGTGCTAGCCCAGTTGAATCGCGATCCCGAAAAACGCGGAGGCAGACCAAGTCTCTCAGACCTCAAGGGGTCTGGTGCTATCGAACAGGATAGTGATATGGTGGTAATCCTCCATTGTGATGAGGAGGACGCCAAGAACCATTCTCAAATGCCGACGGTCGAATTCATTGTGGCCAAGAACCGCGAGGGAGCTACTGGCATTGCTCCGATGAGCTTTAACAAGGCGATTACTCGCTTTGAGATTTCTTCCAGCAATGGTCGGGAAAGCTGAGATGGGAGTCCTGCTGGACATCCAGAGGAAGATGGACGCTAACTGCATTGAAGCACCCACAGACCCCACAAGCCTTTAGCTGGTTGTCATAGCTGGTCTTTCGGGCTCCCGCGATGGCTGGAAGCATTCCCGCAATACCCTTGCACCCCCAGCATCCAGATGTGGAGATCTGGTGGGGACAAGCCGCACAGGTCTTGGCTCTGCGCTCGGCTTCTTCTTGGTCAACCAATTGAAATTGGGACTTGGTGGCGAAGTTGTACATAGCACGAACCCAGCGGACAATTTCTCCGAAGCCCAAGGCCTGCTTAACGCTAGAACAAGGAACGCAGTTTTCAGACCCCGCCAAACGCTCGCAAATGGCATTCTCTATCTGAGAGACAATATCAGTCGGAGGCACCAAACCCCGAAGTATAATCAACTTCTCACAGTTCTTAACCAGATCAAACCAATCTCCTCCCCTAACAATCTCTCCAGTAACGGGGCATGTAACCCACCATCCCTGTGGGGGAACGTCCGTTTTACGTTGATAGCAAAATCGCAAGCTACTCATTGACTACCAGTTCCGCTTCGTAGGTGTTGTTGTCGGGAATCTTCAACGACTCAAGTTTGGTGGCTATATTAATTTGCACCGCATTTTGTTGGTTGTTTCCATCGCTAAAGTTGATAGATGCGGCTTCGGCTAGTTGCTTGATGTTCCGCATCATGCCAAGGGCTTCCATTCCGTCTAGGTCTTGCGCGGCATCAGCAGCCTTAACCAACACCCTACCAGTCAGAAACTTGATCGACTTCTTCATGGTCTCAATAGACGCCGTGATATCAGAGAGTAATGTTGGGACATCGTCGTTCTCCCAAGGCGCGGGATTTTGATCGTTGGCCAACCTTTCCCGACACGCCACCCATCGTTGAGTTTCTTTCCACAGATTGATTGTAGACACGCTAACACCGATATCTGAGGCGATATCAGGAACGTTGCGCCCAGAGCAAAACATGGAGAAGGCTTTGACGCATTGCATCCGTTTCTCTTTGTCCATCGCCTCCATCTTTGGAGGAGCAGGAACCAGTTGACTAGGTCTCTCAATCTCCCAAGGATAAAGGTTTTCTTGTTCGGGATTAGCTCGCCAGATCTCGGCATGTTTATCCCACTTCTCACTATGGACAAAGCGGGATAGTTGTGGAGGGGAGGTAAAACCAAGTTCGGTCATAATCTCCTTGGTCCCCCTTTCAGCGACATAAAGTCGGAAGGCGTTTTGCTTCTTGATTCTGTTTTCTGGTAAGTCCCAGTCGATCTTGTTCTTGCGCTGTCCAGCCATCCCGATTAGTTTAGTAGAAATTTCTCAGATGGCAACAGAAGATCAGGGGATAGAAAAATACGGGAGGTTGTGGTTATCCAAAGACGGGCAGGCGATTACTCCCCTGCGTATCGAAATGGATGCATTTCTTATGGGCTTGACCCCCGAAGAAGGGGGACTCGGCAAATCCCGCCACTATCGAAATATCGTATCAGCCATATGGCCAACCTTCCAGTGGCATAAGTGGGCCGAATTATCCGCACAAGCTTTCTGCGCCCAAGTATTTGAAGAAGACGAGGCTTCTGGCAATAGGTTCATCCGAAGTGTGACGGGACTGGCGGGAGGGACGGACTCAGGCAAGTCCTACGGGATGGCGGCGTTTGCGCTAGTCAACTGGTTCTGCGATCCCATCAATACGATGGTCATTGTGGTGTCTACGAGCAAAATTGACGCCAAACAGCGTATCTGGGCCGCGCTAGTCAAGATGTATCGTGAGGCCCGAAACCTTGGAATTGCATCAGGCCGACTCATCGAATCCATGGATATTATTAAGCTATCCGAAGAAGAGGGAGCCATCATTGATCCCAAAACGGGCGTGAGTGACGCCTCCTCCATCATGCTCCTTGCGGCTGGCGATGAATACAAAGATGACGCACAGAAACGCCTTCAGGGTAAAAAGAATCGTCGTATCGTGTTGATAGCAGATGAATTACAAGACTGTTCTGCTTCTATAATTAATGAGGCTATCTGGGGATTTAAGGGCGCACAGGAACTCTACGTTGTCGGAGCGGGCAACCCCGCATCCATATTCGACCCCCATGGGAAGTTCTGCGAACCAATCAAGGGATGGATGAGTGTGGATGAGGATACTCCAAATTGGAAAATCAGGGTGGCGGGTATTGAAGGGATATGCATCCGCTTTGACTCGGAGAAAGACAACCCAAACCAACAAGCCTTTGAGCAGGGGAAAGGACTTCGCTACCCATTCCTTCCCAAGCCCAATGATGTAACCCTAGCCAAAAAGGAACTAGGAGAACTTAACCCGCAGTTCTGGCGCAAGTTTAGGGGATTCTGGCCACCCGCAGATGCTGATGATTCAACTATTGTTTCGGATATACTTCTGGCCCGCCATGGGGCTTTAGATAAACCGATCTGGGACGGAACCCCGAAAGATATAGCAGGAGTTGATCCCAGCTACACGGAAGGTGGAGACCGCTTCGTCTTTACCCACCTTAAATATGGGAAGTTGATCTCAGGCAAGTGGGCTATCGCTGTCGAGAAGCAGTATGTTCTCAACCGAAGGGCGGGGTCTCAAGAGGACTTCCAATATGAGATGATCCAACAGATTAGCGATCTGTCTATCAAGTTGGGAATCCCGAACCAATGGATAGGGGTGGACGCCTCGGCTGGTGGCATCTTCTGGTCTATTGGGGAGCGGGAACTCCTCAAGGGATGGCATGCGGTATCCTTTGCTGGCGCGGCCTCAGATTTGCCAGTAAGCGCCCAATACGCCATGAGGAATGAAGCCACGGGAAAACCCCAAGTTGGCAAGGAATTGTTCCACAACATGGCATCTGAACTCTGTTTTGCTGCCCGCTACTTCTTGGAATGCGAGCAACTGAAGGGCATTAGCCCTGATTTAGCTTGGGAGATGACCCAGAGAAAGTATGCCCGAAGGACGCGAAAGATCATCATAGAGTCTAAGACCGACATGAAAAAGCGCATCGGAAAGTCTCCCGACTTGTTCGATTCATTCGCCGTTGGACTTTTCGTTGCCCGCAAGGTTTTCGGAGCCATGGCTGGAAGTGAGGCTATAGCAGAAAAGAAAAGACTTAACACCGAGTCATTCAAGAAGCTCAAACAGTCCTTGACTTTGCGAAGGCAATGGTAGACTCTACTTTGGATTTTTTCTATGGCGCAACTACCTATTGCTGAAGCTGACATTTGCATTTTTCAGGGAGCGACTTTTAGTCAGACGCTTTTCTATGAGACTGGCGAGCCATCGGCCCCAGTCAATCTTACTGGCTATTCGGCCAAAATGCAGATTCGGTCAAAGCCCGAATCCAAAGCTCTAATTCTTGAATTATCCACTACAACTGGTGGAGGTAATGGCCGCATCACTCTTGGCACAAATGGAGATTTCACAACAGGGGCTATCAATCTTTTCATATCCGCCAGTGATACGGCAAGTCTAAGTGTTTGCCAAAACGCCGTTTATGATCTTGAATTGACTTCTGGTTCTGTTGTTACTAGAATCCTACAAGGTAATGTTATCATTTCACCAGAGGTTACCCGCTAAATGAGCAAGATCTGTATTCCTATTCCTTCCAGTAGTGTTATCGGAGTTTCTTCAACCCCGATTACTACACCCAGCATCAATATCCTTCGTGTTGAACCTTCAATTACCACTCTTACGGGTGGCAGCGGATCGCTTGCTGCGCTTAATACTGTCAGCGGAAGTTACGCTGTGGGTATTGTGATTTTTTTGGTTGTTGATGGAACTCCAGCCATTTATCAATTGACCAACGGAACAGACGCCGAAAATAATCCTTTTGTTATCAGGCCCAATGACTATGCAAGCCAAACTGGAACCAATCGTGTTTGGAAACGACTAATGTAACAATGAAAAACTTAATTGCCCTACTCATCTCTGGAGCCTTAGTTGTTTCTGGCCACTCCCAAACCCGCAATGTTCTAGTTGGAACCAACAATGCGGTAGTCCAGCCTACCAACTTCTGGAGCGCCGATGCTTCAAATGCTCGCACTGGCTTGGGGTTGGGAACCGCAGCGACAAATCCCGCAACAGCATTCCAACCATCGTCTTCAGTTTTAACAAATCTAGCTTCCAGTAATGCGGTTAATCTTACCAATCTTCGCGCCACAAATATCGTTGGAACTGTTGCTATCAGTAATGGAGGAACTGGAGCCACAAATAATGGTTTGGCAAGGACAAATCTTGGATTGGGCTGGCCTGCACTTACCAATACAGATGCCACAAATTTCCGCAATGCCATAGAACTCGGAGCCACATGGCTCACTAATACTAACGTCACTAATTTTAGAACGGCGATTGGATTGGGGGCGACAAATATTGCGTTCTTTGATGGCTTGCAAGTTTTAGGTTCTGGAATTGAGGCAAGCGGCATCCTTTTATCTGGATCAAATGCGACCTTGGTAATTGAAGAAGAATCCGCAAAAGCTCTAACCCGCACTAACCTTGGCCTTCCTTGGAGCGGGCTAACCAACACCAACGCTGCAACATTTCAAGCAGCACTCTTTGGATCTAATACCAATCCAGTTTTGGTGAATACCAATGGAGAGGTGGTAAGCCCGACCAATTTCTGGGCAGTGGCCCCGATATCCACCACTGTCCAATATCAGACAAATGTTACTGGAACATCAACAAATGCCGCGACAAACAGTCGCAATCTTTTCTTGTTTAGTCTTTCTCCTTCGGTATCTGGAATTACCAATACTGTTACACTACCCACCAATCCCGCCACCACATTTGAAGGAGATAGAGCTACTATTATTCATTTGGCCCAGACAACCAATGCGGTAACGGCAATTGGGCAATTGGGCGCAGCAACCAATCTAATCACCCTCAACCAGCTTGATGAAACGGTTCTACTAATGTATCGCAGTGGGGCATGGAGATTGGCCGACAACATCTCCTACATTGAGCCTATCTATTTTTCGGGCACTAATGCAGCAGAAAATGCGGCGGCAAGTAGAACCAACCTCGGTCTCGGTCTCCCAGCCCTCACCAACACCAACGTCACTAATTTTCGTTCCGCTATTGGCCTTGGAGAAACAAATAGCGTAACATTTTCCGCACTAACTCTTTCAAGTGATCTAAACTTTGGCGGTGGAGACAACATTGTTCTATCCACAACAAACGGAACAAAGATTGGAACAGAAACAAACCAGCTTCTCGGCTTTTATAATCAAACTCCGATTGTGCAGCCATCCTC